AACGATCAAAAGAAATGATCGAATCACAATACAATACTAAATTAAATATGTCAGATGATTACGAGGATTGGATAGAAGTATATGATTATTACGACAGAGAATATAACATGGTTGTACTCTCTAATGGAAAGGTTGTTAAGAAAGCAACTGCTCATGGCTCTCCACAAGTCCCAGTATTCTTGGGAGCAGTAGGAGCTACACCAGAAATACAGGCACTCAATCAGTCAGTAGCGATTGATGACACCATAAGAGATTATGGAGAATCTGTATTCAGACATAACAGAGAAATATATGATAAGAATAACCTTATGATGTCCATAATGCTCGAACTCACAGCTCGTGCAAGAAGGCAGGGGTTGAAGATTAAATCAAGAGATGGAACTAAATCACTCGATGAAGATCCATACAAAGAAGGGACAGAAATTTCTTTGGCACAGGGAGAAGATGTAGAACCTTTAGGACTAATGGAAATGTCAAGGGAAACAGGAGCTTTCTTGGGATTACTCTCAGGAGAACTGCAACGAGGCGCATTACCACATAGCATATACGGAGAATTACAATTCCAGCTATCAGGTTTTGCTATCAATACCCTAAGACAGGGGATCAATTCTATACTTGAACCAAGAATAAAATCACTAGAGTCTGCATATACAAGAATATGTATGCTCCTTAACGATCAGTATTTAACAGATGCCTTTGATTCTATGGAATTATCTGGAGAAGATATGAACAGAAATTACTTCTCTCAGGAAATTACCCCTGATGCAATAAGAAATGCAGGGGATATTATTATTAAATTCGTGGGTCAACTGCCTGAAGATGATATGTCAAAGATGAGCATGGCTCAGATGGCAAGAGAAGGACAATCCCCATTACTCCCAGACCTGTTTATAAGAGATAAAATACTTGGATTACAGGATGGAGATCTGGTGGATGATGCAATTAAAGAACAACAGGCAGAAAGAGTATTGCCTGAAGCAACATTATTTACCCTGCTACAGGCAACTGAAAACAGGGGAAGAGATGATCTTGCTCAGTTCTACTACGGAGAATTATTACATATATTAAGACAGAAGGAAATGGAAAGGTCACAGGCACAGCAGGCTATGCAGGGAGCAGCTCCACAGGGAGCAACCCCACCAACCACAGACCCAAGAGCAATGCCTAATGCTGCAATGGGTGTACCACCTCCCACACCAACACCACCACAGGGAATGGTAGCGCCAGAAACTCCAAGACCTAATGCACAGGAAGGGGAGATATAAAATGACACCACAGGAAATACAATCTGCTTTAGCAAGAGGTATGAACTTTGATGCTATAATGGCACAACACGCAGCAGATATACAAAGAGAACAGGGAATGGACATGGGTCTTTCTATGGCTAGGGCAAGAACTGATGTGCAAAATATACAAAATCAAAGAGATGAAGGAATTGCTCCTCCACAAACTGCATCCCCTTGGGCTGGAACTATTGGAGCGCAAGGCAGAAGATTAGATGAATTAAACAGATTATTAACAGGCGCTCCTCCAAGACCATCAGCTCCAGATTTAACACAATTAGGCGCACAGGCAATAGCTGCATTACCAGATATAAGTGGACAATTACAAGCAAGATTGGCACAACAGGCAATGCAGGATATGTCGATAGGGGATGTGGCATTAACTCCTTCGCAACAGGTAAGA